TAAGAAGTATATGAACAAGCGTGTCGAAATGTACGGACTACTTAAAGAAGCAATGAAAGCCGGGTTAGACTTTCATGGCTTGACTTAATCGTGCAAGGTATAATTCAGCGGCTTCACCGGGGTTAGCATCAATGTTAGTTTTCATTGTAAGTTCACGGGTTCGAGTTGTTAGATAATCAACTAACTGAAACATAACAGGAGATGGCCCCGCAAATGGGAAGTTCATAATATTATCGGACAGCTTACCTTCACCTTGCAACTGTGTGAATTGACCCATGACCATCTCTACTTTGCCTTTCTGTTGTCGATTAACAGAACGACCACCAACGATTGAGCCATTAATAAAGCCTGAGTTAGCACCTGTGTTTTGTAATGTGCCTGCATCAATCATTTGGCGCATACCCGTATTAATTGTTTCGTATAAGTCTGATAACACAATGCCCCAACCCATGCCCATAAAGGTTGCGTTAGGGTCAGGTAAGAAGATTGTGCATGAGAAGTATTCTTCTGCATCAATAAAGGTTATGTCGCTTCCCTTACGGTGAATGTCTTCCTCATTGAATCGCTTAACAATCGATACGATCTTATCTGAATCAGAATGAATGGTAACAATGTAAGGCTCTTGGTAACCGTCATCGTCTAAGTCCCAGTTACAGTGGCACTCTTGGAACTCGATCATATCACCGTAATCATAGGTATCTAAATCAATATCATCATACATACCACTGTGCATTTGAGATACAACTTCATTATTAGTAAGCTCGAAGCTAAATGTTTTGCGCTGAACTTCATCAAATGTTTTAACGTTGTGATCAAGTATCAAATGATCTGGGAATACTAAAGCATTCTTTTGTTTGTTCTCAATGCTACAGAACCAATTCTTTTTAAAGTAGGTGCCGACGATAGGAAGAAGGATAAAGGCTTTATCTTGGCTATCCTGCCAACCTGTAATTCCTTGTGTTAACTCATAGTTAATATATTGGGTGACACGTTCGGCACGTTCTTTAGTTTCGTTTACTTCTGTTTGTTGATCAGGTAATGGCTGTCCATCTTCTCCAACCTCAGGCATCATCTGAGTCATTGTTGGTTTACCAACCTCAGTAATTTTACAGATATTCTTGCGGCCTAGAATGTCAGGACTAACACGGGCATTAAAATCTAGCGCCGCTTCCATAACATAAGGCATCATCACACGACTAGCGCCAACGAATGGGAAAGTCTTATCACCGTCTTCATCTTTCATACGTGCAAGCTTTAACGCTTTGTCATACTTACGCGTCCACTCTGCCATTGATTGCTTATCAGACGAAATAGAATTGGAGATGCTTGTTGATATATTAGTCAACTCACCGTCATCTAGTAGGCTAGCAACGTTATCAGCGGCTAGAATTTTACTCATTTCAATCATGCTAGTATCCTGTTGTTTGGTTTCTGCCATCGTGCCTATGATTATAATTCATGCCTTCGTCTTCGTCTACTTCGGTCATGTTAACAGGTTCAGCAAAATGTAAAGCTACTGCATCGGCACAATCTGGTGATGATAGCCCGCGCTTCTTCATAGCCTTCTTACTTTCAAGCCTAATCTGTTGCTTATCATTATAGTCGTATTCAATGGCCTGTAATTCATAACCCAACTCTATATCATCAGGAAAGTCTAACCCGGCTTTCATTGCTTCTTTAAGTAGTCCGTACATTTCGACACGCTTGTTCATATACTTCTTAGAATCATTAGCGCCCGCGCCAAAGTTAACGTCAAACACGTTATAACCTAGTAGGGTTAATCTATCGACAACACCACCACCAACGCCACCACCATCAATAAATACAGCATGAGGCTTGAATGATTCAATACCCTCAGCAACTAACGCCGCCGTTGCCATCGTATCCAACTCACGATATTTATACAGCGGGTAAAGTTTACGCCCTGCTTTGTAACTGATAACTGTTTGGTCATCGCCGAACCTTGCAACATCAACCGCTATTGTTCTAATCGAACCCTTAAACACTTCAACGTCATATTTACTGCATCGCTCAACATAATCAGATGGAATGAATTGTAATGAACCTTGCTTAGGGAATTGACCACGAACACGAACGCGAACGAAATCTGAATCCTCACCGTAATCGTCGACCCACTCTTGTATTTTCTTCTTGTTGGTAAGTTTAACTGTTCGACTATCAATTTGCCGTGTACGCCATCTATGCTTCTGCCTATTAAAACATTGATGAAAGCGGCCACTTGATCGAGTAGGGTTACCGAATACAAACCACATCGGCTCCCCATCTGTTTGGCCACCCTCTGCAACATCCCAAATACCATCAGGAACAGAACTAGCCTCATCAAAAATATAAAATGGGGTTGAATTAACCGCATGAAGTCCGGCGAATGAATCGGTATTTTCTTTTGTACAAGTTAGCGCATCGACGCGCCATGACTCTGGGTGATCTTTGTGGGTCATATGCATAGACCCCATACCAGTCGTTATATCAAACCAATGACCATTTATTGAACGTTTAGTCCACTTAGCTACTTCTGCCCATGTCTTAGTTTGTAACTGTGATGCTGTATTGGCAGTTACTACGCCTTTACAGTAAGGACGAGTAGACATTATGAAATTAGTTAGCCATGCAGTAAGTGCAGATTTTCCGATGCCGTGGCCAGAGCTGGTAGCATCTTGATATGGGTCAACAGGATTAACGCCATCAAAGTTATTAGCCTTGATAGCGTCACCTAGATTATTTAGAAAGTCCCTTTGCCATTCATCAGGACCATCGAAACCTTTCAAGTCTCCAATCCCCCAATCATAAGCAAACATTACAAACCCTAGTGGGTCATCGTAAAACTTACCTATCTCATCAGCTAGCAGTTCGTCATTAACTATCTCGTTTTGCATTGTCACGCGCCCTAACTAAACGTTCAGCCATTCCAATACTACCGCTGTGTTCAATCTCTTGCTTGTCGCGCCATCTTTTAGGCTGTCTATTCTTGAGCCAAAATATCATTGCTGTTGTATCGCCAGCTATGTGCTTCTCTGTGCTAGTAGTCTTTAAACCTTGGCTGCTAGACTCTTCTTTGTTCTCAATTATGTCATAGCCCATTGCACGTTTTAACAGTGAATCTTCAACCATATCAGTGTCAAATTCCTCTTTACCCTTTTTTATGGATGCCAAGAACTTTGGATGGTCATTCTTCCAATTGGTAATAGTTGATATTGATACACCAAATAATTCACATAAGTCTTTATCTGCACACCCATACTTTCGGCATTGCGAGTAAGCTTGATCTACAAATATCTCTTTGTATTTTGTAGGTTGTCCCCCCGGATTCTTTTTCTTCTTTGCTTCGGACATTCTTAGCCCTCCTCATAATTCATTGTTAAACTTAAGTCTATCCTACTCAATTCTTTTTCATAAACAAATCTATCACTATTGAATTGCACCAATAGCTTAAAATTATCTTCTGTTACTTGAGTCCCTTTTTCATAAGCATACTTCAATGAATTAATTGCTATGAAGGAATTGCATTCACTTTCTAGTATTTTCTTATTAAAGAATTCTTTGGCTACTTGTAAGTTTGTCATTCTAAACCCTCTCTTTAGGTTTAATTGTTACTTAGTTTCTTTGTAAACTCTTTCATAAATACCAGCACAATTTTTGGCAGCAAATCTTAAAAGGTCTTCTAAATCAATCTCAGCCATATAACTAACACGGTAAGACTCTTTAGATGTAGTACTGTAAATTTCTGTTTCATCATCCAAAACTGAAATAGTTACACGATCTTTTATCATATCGTCTTCTTGGACATATTTTCCATTTACTTCTTTAAAGTATATTTCATCATCCCTTTCCGAACCGATACTTAAATATGAATTGCCGCTAGTCTCTACATCATTACAGCAATGGTTAGATAATTTCCTTCCAAAATACTCACATTCATGCGAGTTAGGTTCTCTATCTTTCATTTCAACCACCTTCTTTATGGTTTGTTTATGGCCTCAGTCAACTTCCTTGTAAAACTGGAGTCTTAACGGTCATTCCTTGAAAACTTTTAATAACTTTTCTTAGCTGGCTTTTTCTTCTTGGCTTTCTTTTTCTTTACCTTAATGTACGGTTTCTTCTTCATTAGATTAGCCATTGCTACTCACCACTTTACGTTTAGTTTTACCGCCGGATGCGATTGCTTTACGTTGTGGCTGCTTTTTCGCTTTCTGCTTTATGTTTTTATGTGGCATAAATTTCCCCTTCAGGTGTGTATCAATTATAGCATTTAGACGCAGTTTATTATACCTGCTCATCACCTGAGTTTACCATAACATTCATAAGATCATACTTTACCAAATCAAGCACACCAAGCGCCGTAACCACTTCAATGCACCCTACGTATTTATCACCCTTAATGACATTTAAAATATCATCATAAAGCGATTCACTCAGCTTTAATGATTTTGTATCTTTATCGCTATTGGCCATAATAGAATCGATAACGTTTTTAGCATGCTGATTTGTTTTCTTATCGTTCATATCATCACCCATTGAATAGCTGCCTATCTTGCTGTAAGTTTGAATTGCTTTGCTTTTATCATTCATAAATCCGCCTTATTCTTCTAAGTATTCATAAAATAAATCTTCTGTTGTTTCAAACATAGATTCAAAGTCTTCATCGTTTGTTATATACCCACAAACTAAGCATTCCCCGAAATTACCAAACCTATGCCCCTCAACTGCACAATTTATATTATCAAGATCTTCTTTCATGTTATTAACCTAAAGCCCGTAACGTGGGCATTTTGTGCTGCATGGTGTACCAGTACAACACTCTTCTTTTTCTTTTACTCGTCCTTGCCACAATGTTAATACTTTCTCATAATTTGATTTATCAGATGGACTACAATTTGCCAGTTTATCGCTTGCCCATTCTATTTGTTTATTTCCGCGCATGACTACCACCAAACGCTCGAACAGCTCTATAAACGTACCAAGCTCTAAACCTGCTCATTCCATCCTCTCTGCAATGCTTTCTTAAAAGCTTATCCGCTTTCTTTCTGTTTTTATCCTTAAGCATTCCGATCAACATTAAATAATATAAAGCATCGTGATAGCATGAGCCGCGCATAAATGATTCAGTGTCAAATGTAGGTCCGCTTGGACCATCCCATAAAAAACCAGCTTTTATTCTTAGCCATCCCTCTGTATCCAACTCTATGAATTCCGTTTTAATGTCTTTTTTTGGATGGATTTCTGTTTGACACTCAATGTTCGGGATTATGTATTTACCTGACCATTTTTCACCGTGACAACCGAATAACTTATATTGTTTAATACCATCTAAATACACGCAAACTATTTTTCTCATAACTCACACCCTACTTAATGAATTAAAATACCCCGTGTCTTTTCTCAAAGAGTTGGGGGTTGCCTTGGTTACGCTACTAAGGCGGCGATGAGCGTAAAGTATCGCCCACTACTAGATAAATCACCTCCCGTTAGTTAACTACTTTCTTTAACTCACAATGTCCGCCGTCCCATCCTTGAAACTTATCACTACCAAATGTTCCGCCCCAAACTAATTCGTGAGTTATAAATCCTTTTCCTAATAATATTTTTGATGCCGAATGTGCCGCGCCGTAAATCAATGATAGGTGCGAAATTTCCCAGCTTACTTTGCCATTAACAATTGCATAAAAATCAAAGGCCATTCCGTACTTTTCACCAACCTTTATTTGATGCTTGCTGTGCTTATAATACCCATCGCAATTAGTTTTAATTTTAGGGTCGTCATACATTTCCTTTTGACGCTTGGCTGTTCTAACGCCTGAATCCTGTGGTGCCCCAAAATCAATCGGTGAAACCTTCAACGTTTCAGAGATAATTAAAATAGCGTCAGGGTGTATTCCCTCCCAACGTTTAGCGCTTCTTTTTCCTAATTTAAACATAATATCCGCCTTTAATTTGAGGTAATAGATAAAACTGCTGCTCTATGCTGTTCTGCTCCCTCTTCTGTTCTCTGAATTAAACCTAACTCCATCCACTCTTTGTCTATCTCTGTATCTTGCCATTCATGTTTCAAAATATAATCAGTCATAATTGACATAATATAATAATCATCACCAAACTCTAATGGTTCGCGCACTGGTTCTGGAAACTCACAGATATATATTTGTTTAACTGCCATTGTGTTCACCGAAACGCGAAATATGCGTGTTGATTGACTTTTCATTATTGTCTATTGATGCCCACCCACTACAATGAGTTACACCACAATTGCATGATAGAGTTACAAATTTCCCGTCATATTCAGACTTTGTGAAACCTAACTCTTCCATGTATTTCGTTTCAAATTCGCGTTTTGATTTTTTCATTTTGACCCTACCTTTTAAATTGACCTACTTTAATTGAATTGCGGAAAGGCGTAGGTTTTCCCTTTCATCTTAAGAAGCTATCGAAAGACTATCCGCTTGTTTATTATAGCACTTTTACACTATAAATACATCTAATTTGATTAAAACTCATCTGAATTAGGTTTCGCACTATCACTGTAAAGTAGTCTTATAGAAAT